AATGCGCTCGATTGGTCTGACGAAGGTCTCCGACACCGATCAGCTTATCGGCAACCGTTGCTCGATCAAGCTGACGACAAAGACCTCCGAAGGGTACGAGCCGTCGAATGAGATCAAGGGCTGGAAGGCCATCGAAGGCGGCGCAATGCCCAAGCCTGCTGCACCGGCAGCCGCTGCAAGTACGGCAGCAACGCCACCAGTCTCTCCACCCTGGGGCCGCAAATAATAACAGCAGGGCAGGGGCGGGAAACTGTCCCTGTAATTTTATGACCGCAATTCCCGAAGCAATGAACACCCTTTCCGCCAGCATAGATGCTGCACACGAAGCCCGCGCCGAGAATCCACGCGCCCACATGGGATGCTCGATGCTTGGCGAGCCGTGCGAGCGCAAGCTCTGGCTGTCATTCCGTTGGGCGGTCATTGAGCCGTTCCCCGGTCGCATCCTGCGCCTGTTTCGACGCGGGCAGAGGGAGGAGGAAACAGTTGTTTCCGACCTGCGATCTGCCGGGTGCCATGTGACCGATACCGGCGAGAGCCAGAGCCAGGTTGATTTTGGCTGTCACGTTTCTGGCAGCATTGACGGAATAATTGAATCTGGCGTGCCAGAAGCACCGCGAAAGCATCATGTCCTGGAGATCAAGACGCACAGCCTGAAGTCATTTAATGAGCTGGAAAAAAGCGGGGTGCAGCTTGCCAAGCCGGTCCACTGGGCGCAGATGCAGGTGTATATGCTGGGCGCAAAGGTGGACCGGGCGCTGTACTACGCCGTCTGCAAAGACGATGACCGCATCTATACCGAGCGTGTCAGGCTGTGCGAGGAAAGTGCAACTGCGTTCGTGGCAAGGGGCCAGCGCATTGCGTTGACTGAGCGTATGCCCGAGCCGATTACCGGCGCATCGCCAGCCTGGTACATCTGCAAATTCTGCCCCGCGCATGGCTTCTGCCACAAGACGCAAAAGACCGAGCAGGTCAACTGCCGCACCTGCGCTCACGCCACGCCAAAGAATGACGGCACATGGCACTGTGCTCGATGGGGCGACACGATACCGACCGAGGCGCAGTATGCCGGGTGCGATAGCCATGTGCTGCATCCTGATCTGGTGCCGTGGAAGCTGGTCGGCGGGTCGGGCGATTGGTCGGCAATTTATGAGATTGAGGGCAAGCAGGTAATCAACGGCGAGGATGGCTATCACAGCAAAGAGCTGCTGGCGAATCTTCCTCTTGCACTGAGCAACGACGAAAACGTGATGGCACTGCGTGAACAATTTGGGGCGAGGATTAGTGGATGATTACACTGTTAAATATGGATTGCATGGAGTATATGAAGACTCTTCCGGACAAGGCCTTTAACGCAATTATTACTAGCCCGCCATACAATATGAATTTAAGAGTAAATTCTAAAGGCGATGGATATGTCAGCAGGCAAATTGTAAAAGAACTATCCACGAAATATCAAAATTATAGCGATAATTTGCCGATGGAGGACTACAAAAATTTTCTTGTTGAATTTCTGAAAGAAGCATTAAGAGTCTCTGACCTTGTTTTTTTGAATATCCAACAGATTACAGGCAATAAGCCCGCTATTGCATCTGTGGTTGGAATGTTTGCCAATGTGCTAAAGGAAACAATTATCTGGGATAAAGTTGTTGCTCAACCAAGCATCGCGGACGGCGTATTAAACAGCCAATTTGAATTTATATATGTGTTCGGAGGAAATCCGATAGCGCGGCAGTTTAAAGGGGCAGGCTTTGCAAGAGGATCAGAGTCAAATATCTGGCGCATACAGCCAACAGAAAGAGCAGACAAGAACCACGGAGCGGGATTTCCTATTGCTCTGCCGGAAAAGATCATTAGGTGCTTTTTTTCAGGTAGTCAGCGCATTTACGATCCGTTTTTAGGAACTGGAACAACAGCAATAGCTGCTTATAACTGCGGGATTGAGTGCGTGGGGACTGAAATAGACAAAAATTATTATGAGGCTGCTATAAAAAGGTTTAATCAAGAAACAAAACAGATTGATATGTTTGGAGGGCCAAGAGAATGACAGCCCTGAGAGAATACCAACAACGCGCCATCACCCAGCTCTATGAATGGTTTGGCGAAAACGGCAATGGCAACCCATGCCTGGTGCTCCCAACCGGGTCAGGCAAGAGCCACATTGTTGCGGCTCTGTGCAAGGATGCTTTGCAAAACTGGCCTGAAACGCGAGTGCTCATGCTGACGCACGTTAAAGAGCTGATCAGCCAGAACGCCGAAAAGATGCGCCAGCATTGGAAGGGCGCACCGATGGGCATCTATTCGGCCAGCCTGAACAGCCGCAACCTTGCCGAGCCGATCACCTTCGCAGGCATCCAGTCGGTGCGAAACAAAGCCGATCAGATTGGCTACGTTGACCTCATTATCGTAGACGAGTGCCACCTAATCGGCATCGCAGAAACAGGTGGTTACAGGATGCTGATTGACGCTCTGACAACAATCAATCCAATGCTGCGCGTGATCGGCTTGACCGCCACGCCGTACCGTCTTGGGCATGGCATGATTACCGACAAGCCCGCCATCTTCGACGCCCTGATCGAGCCAGTAAGCATCGAGGAGCTGTTGCACAAAGGCTATCTGGCCCCGCTGCGCTCTAAGGTGACACGCGAAAAGCTGTCCGTTGACGGACTGCACAAGCGAGGAGGAGAGTACATCGAGTCAGAGATGCAGGAGGCTTTCGACACCGAAGACCACAACCGCGCAGTGGTGGATGAGGTCATAGGCTTTGCCGAGGATCGCAAGTCATGGCTGTTCTTTTGCGCTGGGGTGAAACACGCCGAGAACGTAGCGGCAGTGCTGCGTGATCGCGGCATTGCAGCGCAGTGCGTCACCGGCATGACGCCGAAGAAAGAGCGTGAGACGATCCTGCGAGACTTCAAGGAAGGCAGGCTTCGCGCCGTGACCAATGCCAATGTGCTGACCACCGGCTTTGACCACCCTGACATTGACTTGATCGCCATGCTACGCGCCACTGCATCGCCAGGCTTATATGTGCAGATGGCTGGCCGAGGGCTGCGGCCAAAAAGCCACACGGATCATTGCTTGGTGCTGGATTTTGCGGGGGTGGTAGAGGAACACGGCCCCATAACTCGCGTCAGGCCACCGAGCAAGAAGGGCATGGAAGGAAAAGGCGAAGCACCTGTAAAGGTGTGCGAGAGCTGCGGGGAGTTGGTGTACATATCTGCCACCGTTTGCCCAGCCTGCGGAGAGGCGTTTCCAGAGCCTTTTAAAAAGCCGCTGGTGCTGCGTGACGTTGACATAATGGGCATGGAGGCAACAGAAATGGCCGTCACTGACTGGAGATGGCGAGAGCACACCAGCAGGGTAAGCGGTAAGCAGATGATCGCTGTGGACTATTACGGGGCGCTGTCCGATCCTCTCATCACCGAGTTCTTTACCATCCTGCACGATGGTTATGCAGGCCAGCGAGCAATGCAAACGCTGGCATCAATAGCCGTGCAGTGTAATGCCCTGGACGCTGTCAGGTCGGATGACCTATCCGAGATCGCCGCACGGCTGTCAGCAGGCAGGCTTCCCCAGATGATTGAGTACAAAAAAGATGGGAAGTATTTTCGGGTGACCAAGCGGATATTTTAAGGATTGATATGTACAAGACCCCCACCTTCATCAGCGAATGGTACAACCGGCGACCGCCAAAGTGCTGCCACACTTGCGAAAGCTTCTTTATAAAAAGTGGACGGTGCATCAAGTTCGACCAGATCGTTCCCGAACAATTCGCACAGGAGATTGACCAATGCGCCGAGTGGCAAGAGTTAAGAATACCGTTTTGAAGTGCGCTGATGTAGCAGGCCGGGTGCCAACCGAGCATGAGGAGCAGCGCGAGCTGGTGGCATGGTTCCGCCGCCAGTATGAGGGAGTGCGTATCTTTGCCATCCCCAACGGCGGATCGCGCTCCCAGCGCGAAGGAGGGCGGCTGAAGCTGGAAGGCGTAAGCGCCGGGGTGCCTGACCTTTATATCCCGGCATGGCACTGTTGGATCGAGATGAAGCGGCAAAAGGGCGGAATCTTATCCGCAGAGCAGAAGGATTGGCGTGATTACCTTCATGGCATTGGCGACACATGGCTGGTTGCTAAAGGCTGCCAGGATGCACAGCGGCAGATAATAGAGAAAATAAACCACTCCGCCCGCAATCAATAGAAACTATTTGTATAAAATGTGTATACATATGGGCGGGGATTGGTTATTGTACGCACATACCGCAATTCAGCGGAGACAAAAGGGAAAAGGATCATGGCAAATTTCGCAGCAGTCAACAAAGCCCTCAAAGCAGCCTACCCGCTGCTAGACATTGAAGCAGTGCGCGGAGCAGGGTACGTCTACTTCGGCGGAGACGACGGGTTCGACAAGATCGATTCGATCTTTGTCCACCCAACCAGCACCAGCACCGAAGACATGATTCGTCTAGTGATCGAATCAATCTAACAACCACGGCCAAGGACGGCCATCAACTAAAGAGTGATGAGCATGGCAAAAATGAGAACACCCTCGGAGGCAGACAAGAAAAACGCAGAGAGGTGGCTATTAGAAGCGCAGCACAATTTAAAGAAAAACGAATACCACCGGATAAAACAGCTATGCAAACAAGTGATTCGCGCTTTGCGTAGAAAAGAAACGGAAGCATGACGGCCAACCACGGCCACGGACGGCCATCAACCAAGGAAATTAAAAAATGAAAGAAGCAGATATGACAAGCTCCGGCCTTACCAAGCGGGAGATGTTTGCAATGGCAGCTATGCAGGGGCTTTTAGGGAGTAAATCATTTGATGCTAGTGAGTTTGAGACCGGAAACGAATGGCACCAAACTCTTGCATTTTGTGCCGTAGAACACGCCGACTCACTAATTGCAGAGCTTGCCGGGGTGTCAGCATGAAAGACAAGAATATAAACATCCGCGTCACATCTGAACAGCATATGCAGATTATGCGAGCAGCCCGCAAGCTGGGCCTGACAGTGTCGGCATACATCTTGATGCTGGCAGAAGGTGCAAGCAAATGAGCGAGCGCAGCGCAATGATAGCAACCCTGATATGCGCCTTTCTGATTGGCGCGATGGTGATCCTATGAATATCGACAGAGAGTTAAAGACAACCGGCCTCCAATACTGGACCAAAAGCTATGCGGAGTGGAAACAAGCAAAGCAGAGCAACGGGTGGAAAGGTTTTGTGATGCAGCACATAAACAATTCGCGCAGGAATCTTGCGAAGGCCATTCGCGAGTCGGAGCAAAAGCTCGGTAGGCCGCATCGTTATTTGCCGCAGTGCGGGGCGGTGCAGTATGTTTGACTATGACGACGACGAGCGCCCAACGCGGCGCCAGCGATGGTATCAGCAAGACCTACGCAGGCATCCAGATTGCCGTGACCCAGATCACTCAGGCTGCATCCACTGCAACCCACCAGAGGAGGAAGAAAGCGATGATAATCCGACAGATCAGTAATAAGTGGTTCCGCCTGGACACAGAGGGGTTGGTGTTCTTCGGCTACAGCCGGGAGCACGTGCGGCACAAGCTGGAAGCCTGGGTGCGTGAGCATGATCTGAAGGCGATGCGATGAAAGAATTCCTGAAGTACGCAATCCGAGAGAAGTACGCCGCTCTACAGTACACGCAAGACCAACAACAACAACGAAAAGAAATCGCCCGCTTGTGGCGAAGACTGAGGGCTACCAAATGAAAGATGAACTGACACTGCGCGACTATTTCGCGGCGAAAGCACTGCAAGGAATGCTGTCTGATAGCACCCTGCAAGGCGAATACACAGAATTCGCGCTGCGAGCGTACCGAATAGCAGATGCCATGCTAAAGGAGCGAGCCACGGCGCAGGAGCCAACATGATCGCCTCCCTGTTCTGCATCGCGTCAGCAATCTACTTCGAGGCCCGTGGCGAGCCTATAGAAGGCCAGGCAGCAGTCGCGTGGGTGATCTATCACAGGACAGCAGCACCGGGCTATCCGGACACGGCCTGCGATGTTGTCACCGAGGACGAGCATCGCAGGAATCAGTGCCAGTTCTCTTTTATGTGTGACGGCAAGCGCGAGGATATCCACGACGAGTGGGCATACGCCCAAGCCCTGCTGGTCACGATGCTGACAGCGGGCAACTTTTTACCAGACCCCACTGGTGGGGCTACACACTACCATGCGACGAGAGTACACCCTTGGTGGGCGACAGAGCTTCAACGAACGACTAGAATCGACAACCACATTTTCTACCGGGGGCGATAATGAGATTTACGAAACTGACAACGACTGCAATCACACCGACACGCGGGACAGCGGGTTCTGCGGGACTTGATCTGCACTCAGAGGAAGACGCGCTAGTATCGAGTGGAGCATCAGTGCTGGTCGGTACGGGTATTGCGGTCGAGATACCAGAGGGATATGTGGGCCTTGTTTTCATCCGGTCAGGTTTAAGTAAAGCAGGCGTGGGCCTAACAAACAGCGTAGGGGTAATCGACTCAGACTATCGAGGCGAGATAAAACTCTCTATGACCTATGTTGCAGGCAATGGCGGGCATTACATCCGCGCAAGGGACAGGGTAGCCCAGCTTGTAGTGATTCCAGCGCCTGCCTTTGATCTCGTCGAAGTTGACGCCCTTTCTAACACAGGGCGCGGTGAGGGGGGATTCGGGAGTACAGGGCGATGAGAAGCAACACGTACTACTACAATCTGGAACGCGCATCAGACACTCAAACCCCTGAGCGCGAGAAGCTGGAAGCGCAAATAAAAGAGTACCTGGCGAAAGGCGGGAAAATAAAGGAAATCCCAAGAGGTGTACACGCCCAAAACGCAGAGCCAATGTCGGCAATTAGAAGAAGGATTGAGAAGGAAAAGAATTTCGGGGATGATGTAGAGGGAATCTAGTCCTTAGCCTTGTGCTGCTGGTTTTTTCCCTTATTTGTCCAGCGAAAAGCTACAGGCAGCCCCTTCACTGGGGCTTTTTTTACGACAAGAATAAAGCCCTTTCAGCAGATCGTCGGCGGGTCAGTCCAGCTAAAACTTTCCCGCCACACTTGTTCCACTTGAGGAACTCATCTGCTGCGCCTTCGTAGTCACCTCTGTTGTACTTCATTCGCAGGGTTGAAGACTGAAGGTTGCCTAGTCCCACGTTGAAACTATAGCTGACAATTGAGTCAAACTCAGACTGGCTATCAGCAGCAGCA